GAATATCTGATCGTAATTTGTCATTTGGCCAAACTGATAATGAGCTAGTACTCTTCGCGTTACACTATATTCAGCTGGTAAAATAACTTGACCATTGTTTGGAGTAAACCCTCTATAATTATCAATATCAAACCTAGCATTATTTAGCTGATCTCTAAGTGCTTTTTGTCTAATTGAGTAATAATCTTCATGGACTTGATACTTAACATTAAGTTTAAATATTTCATTTAGATATAAACTAATCCAACCTTCATGCATGTCATATTGTATACACCAACCAGGAAAATAAATTGGGTAAAAGAATATAATGTTTTTTACATTAGGAAGAGAATCTATTACTTTATCATACAATAAATCAACATGCTCCATATCTGCAGATCTAAAGCAAAGATTAAAAGAGTTTGAAAAATATCTTGGATCAAAACTTCCATCACCATGACTTGATCCAATACACAACGTCTCAATATTAGAACTGTTTTCAATAAGCGATTCTCTTTTGGAAACTAATTGTTTACAATTGTCGTGAAAACGAAGAACTTCAAGATCCATAATGAACTTTCATTTGTTTGTTTAATTTGGTGGAGGGCATTCTTGAGGTCTCCCCATGAAGCAGATCACTGCTCACCTGTTACATCCCTCTTAGTACTGTTGCTTGCCCATAGGATTAGTGCACTACCTATGCGACTCATACTGGATAATGTAACTTACCCTCTGCTCTTGGTGCCCCAGAGGAGACTCGAACTCCTAAAATTTGGTTTCTAAGACCAACACGTATACCAATTCCGTCACCGGGGCAATAATAAATGGTCTCCGATGCAAGAATCGAACTTGCGCTCCTTGGTCCCAAACCAAGAGTGATACCATTTCACCAATCGGAGAAAATACTTGGTGCCCCACCATAGAATCGAACTATGTTTTGATGCTTACAAGGCAACTGTAATACCAATATACTAGAAGGGCAAAACTAAACTGGCTCCCCAACGTGGGATCGAACCACGGACCAAATGATTAACAGTCATCTACTCTACCGCTGAGCTATTAGGGAATTTAAACTTCTATAAACTGGAGTTTGAAGTTATCAGCTTCTGGCTCGTAATTTATATATCCTCTCGGATTACACACAATACGCGTGCTACCGATCATATAATCAAACTTATGATGAGTGTGGCCATGAGTCCACAATTTGATTTGTGGGTGGTCTAGAATAAATTCAGACAAGTCTGAACTGTATCCCCCATTCATAATTACTTCATCCTCATACTGAGGTTTGGTTGACAATTTACTCGGAGAGTGATGGCCAACAACAACAAATTTCTGATCGAACTTACCTTCAATCATTATACGAATGTAGTCAAGCATTGCTCTATGATCTACAACAGCATCTTCTGGTGTAAACATGGCAGCTCTTGTTTTGAATTGAGGATTATTATTCTCATCAAAAATCTTGTAGTTGACTACATTCTTGCTGTTTTTCACACAACGAAAGTCATTCATCATTCCCTTCATCTGCATCAATGTAATCGCGTCTTCTTTATTCATATCAGTCCACAATGTACCACCAATAAATGATACACCGCCCAACTGAACCATCTGCTTATCTAATATATGAAGATTAGCCAGATAACCAAGCCGATCACGGAGAACTGTAACAGTGTCATTGTAATCACCGTGATAATGTTCGTGGTTTCCCATAACATAAACGACTTGTGGAAATCGTAGACAGCATTCTTGAAAGAACTGATGTATTGAGCTATTGCGGTCAAACCTGTCAAATATTCCATATACATCCCTATCCATTACATCTTTAGCAACACAGATGTCACCTGATAGAATCAAGACATCTGCACCCTCTGTATTCTCTAATGAAATAGGTCCAAACTCTAAATGGACATCACTAGCTAATGCAACTTTCATTCGTTACTCCTTACTATTTGTTTAGTGTTATCTGTCTATTTGTCAACAATGTAGCTAGCACTGACAAGCGAATAACAGTTATATCAGACAGTGTCGGTCGCACCCTTACTGTCGAGTAGTCATAGCGTCCCATAACATACCTTGATAACACTAAACAAATGGTACTCCGAAGGGGAGTCGAACCCCTCTTTCCGCCTTGAAAGGGCAGCGTCCTAACCGATAGACGACCGGAGCAAGTGATTGATTACTTTTCCCATTATACGCGACCAATCAACGCGAGTCAACTCTATTATGCTTTACTCCTATGTATGTACCAGCAAATGCGCCAAGTACAGCAGGAATAATCATATAATGATTCTCAGTGTAACTAATTACAGCAACCACATTGAGCAATACAACTATTGATGCCCAAAGACCAGCCTTCACTGCTTTATCATTACCTACTGCTTTCAAGTAGTAAGCAAAAACAATATCAACAAAGAACATTGCTGTAAATGTTATAACATAATCCATACTTATCCTATTGGTGGACCGTAAGGGACTCGAACCCTTTTCTCCTACGTGCAAGGCAGGAATAATACCCCGTATACTAACAGCCCTATCTTTGGTAGCCAATGGTGGTCTCGAACCACCGACCCACGCCTTATCAAGACGTTGCTCTACCCCTGAGCTAATTGGCCAATTCTTCTTTTGATGCATATTCCAAATCTACTGATTCAGAATAGTAACCGTTTGATTCTCCTAACCAACGAACATCAACATATCCTTTGCGTGTAGCAAATTTGTAGAATGTCCATGTACGAGAATCAATGTATTCATCTTCTTTAGCTTCTGGTATTTCACCTGATACTTCTTCAGCAATCAAAAGTGGTTCATCTTCTAAATCTGACAACTCGCCTACAATACTTTCAATGTAGACTGATTCGCAACAATCTTGATAGTGATAAAATCTGAATGTTTCAGTAGCATTCGCAAACACCATCTCACTACCATCTTGTGTCACCGATGTGAACACTTTTCCAACCATATCATTTATATTCATTTTCATCTCCTAACAACATCTGGCGGTGCCAAGGGGTAACGATCCCCTTCTTCGAGCGTGACAGGCTCGTGTGCGTCCATGAACACTTTGGCACCAAATTCGTGCTGATTTTATTGGCGCAGTTAAAATCAGCAAACATTCAGAGACTATTTGTGCTAGTTTAAAGTCTTGCACCGGATATTCCTCCATTAAGACCTTTTTATTAGAATAGGCTACTTGTTTCCACACAAGCCCCTAATTGAGCAGTTACTCTGTCCATCCATTTTATTCTATATGTCTGTGTGCAGTTAGGATTCTGCCTATCAGAGTCTGCAAGGGTAGTTTCCATCCTCACGCTAACGGTCTTCTGCCACCGGATCTCTGTCGCTAATCAAACGCCATTATTAACGAAAATGGTAACGGGATCTGGTGGATGATGATGGTAACGCTCCACGAACCTGACTTCCGATCTCTTGAGGTAACGGTTTTACAGACCGCCGACCGGGGCATCATCCTTCTTATCTCTTGTCCCCATTATATACAAAGACCAACCAATTGTCAACTAGCTATTTGGTGCTCAAGTACAGAATCGAACTGTCGACTAATCCTTACCATGGATTCGTTATACCACTTAACTACAAGAGCTTTGGTGCCCCCACTCTGATTCGAACAGAGAGAACTACTCCTTTTGAGAGAGTCGACTTTACCAATTTGTCCATGGGGGCATATTGAATTTGTAAGTAGTTGCCCCTCAATTATAGCAACCATTTATCCGATTAAACAAGTCCGGACGGCATGAGGTACGTCACTTGGGCTCTGTCCAGTCAGTCACCATTACAGACCCCTGCAGTTTCCCGCAGGGTGGGAGTTGAACCCATTGACCTTTTACTACACAACGCCTTCGAAGAACATTGACAGTAGCGTGATTTTACTTGCTGACACTTACAAAACTTGGTCTGAGTGGCAGGAATCGAACCTGCACTACAAGGTTCCAAACCTCGGTGACTACCACTATCATACACTCAGAAATACTTTGGTGCAACCTAGAGGAATCGAACCTCTTTCACTGGTTCTTCAGACCAGCGCTATGACCACATCAGCTAAGGTTGCATTGGGGAGAAGTACGGGAATCGAACCCGTGACAGCGGAATCACAACCCGCGGTTTTGCCACTAAACTAACGACTCCATAAATGGCCGGTCCTGATGGAATCAAACCACCACTTCAACGTTCGTAGCGTTGTGTAATATTCATTTTACTAAGGACCGATATCTGGTGGTGATGGTAGGATTCGAGCCTACGATCTACTGCGTATGAGACAGCCGCTTTACCACTAAGCTACATCACCATATAGGAACACACTGCATGGACTTTTATTGTAAGCATTTTTATCTTACTTACCAGAAGGCAATATGTTCTTATATGGTAGGGGCACAGAGAATCGAACTCTGATTAATAGGTTAAAAGCCTACTACTTTACCGTTAAGTTATACCCCCTTATCTTATCGCTCTTGTCACTTTCCATTTGGAATCTCCTTGTGTTTTGATCTACCTATCCTACTTGCCTTGTTCCAATCGTAAGCGATCCCGTCAGGACACTTACCATCTTCTACGCTATCAACTCCGAACTTACCTACAATCGAACAGTCCGGACCTTCTATTGTCACAAACTGATTCAGCATCTTAGCATATTCCATCGCAAATGGCAACGTGCTAAATTCTTGTTCATTCACTTTATACATCTTAATCCTTTATTGGTGCGGGGTAAGAGAATCGAACTCTTGACAAGACGTTGGCAACGTCCTATTTTACCATTAAACTAACCACGCATTTGGCCTCGGTAGAGAGAATCGAACTCCCGCAAGCAGATTTGGAGGCTGCCGTACTACCATTATACTACACCGAGATAAATATACAACACAATCAACTTTTTTATTAATCCTAAGGACTAACATGAATGATCAAGTAAAAACAATATGGCTGAAAGAAGAAATCAGCATTGCTGATGATCTACTTTCTTATGCACCAAAACTACTAGAAGAATTCTTACAATATCATCCAGACTTTATTGATGGTGACTTTGAAAAAGGAGTAGTTAATACTAGTCCTCTTTACGATGTTGGTACATTGACTTCTAATAAAGCCGCTTGGAAAGTTGATGTCGTAAAATATTTACACAAAGATGCCGGTATGGCATTCAACGGTGAAGAAAATAATGAAATACAACTAAGATATCCTACAGCTGTCGCCCTTACAAAGAAATACGGAAGCGATTGCGACATCAGTATGTACAGTATTCTTGAATCCAAAAGTCTAATAAAAAGACACACAGGAATGGAAAATAGAGACGGAAGAACCTTACGTATTCATATTCCCCTTCTTGTTCCCCCTGGTGACATTTTCTTTGAAGTCGAAGGTGTCGAAGTTGATTGGAGTGACCTATTTGGATTCAACAATCAACATATCCACAGCGCATTCAACCTAACTCCAAAAAGAAGACTCGTATATCTCATCGACATTACTACAGAAAAATTAGGTATACCAGCTTTGTCTGGTGCTGATTTTGAAAGACAACATTCTATTCCTCTATTCAAAAGAGGAGCACTTCCTAAGCTGCTACATCCTCACCAACGTTAACTGGAATCTGCGATAGGAATCGAACCTACATATAACGGATTTGCAATCCGCTCCCTAGCCTTTCGGGTCACGCAGACATATATTTTGGTGGAAGACTAGGGAGTCGAACCCTATGACCAACTTTCATCAGTCTACGGATTAGCAATCCGCTGCATTACCGTCCTGCCCGTCTTCCTACTTTATTACTTCTGTGTCAACAACATAATTGTATAACACCTCATCAATCGCATCAGCACGTTTTTGTTTACTTCTTGCTCCGAGTACAACAACAACATACTTCTTTTCATCTTTGACTACCACTAATCCAACACACCATCCTGCTGAATTAGTAAATCCTGTCTTGCTAACTATTACGTTATCAAATTCAAACAAGATTGGCTTATTAGTATTATTAAGAACAATCTTTCTTACTTTCTTCTTAAACTTAGCATCTATTACTATTTGCTTCTGAACACTTGCATCTCTTATTACCCAGTAACCAGATGCAATCTCAAACATTGATACTACATCGCTAGCAGTACCGGTATTTTGTTTACTAAGGCCAGTTGGATCTACAAACTTAGCACTCAATTGCATTTGTGTTGCATGGTCATTCATTGCCTTGATAAACGCTTTCCTACCACCTGGATAGTCATCAGCAAGTGTTTCTGCTGCTGCATTGTCACTTCTTACTAACATTGCATTGATAAGATCTAGCCTTGTGTACTTCTGTCTAGGTAAACTACCACCTACTTTTAATGATAACATTAACTGTCTACTCAAATTCTTATCGTGATCCAAAGTTACCATCGCTGTCATTAACTTAGTAATGCTAGCAATTGGTCTTGTCACATTTATGTTATCATTGTATATGTGCTTGTCGTCTGTAGAATTATACAATAGGACACTGGGTCTTTGTGCTGCATAACATATAGAACTAAGCGCAAGTACAATTCCAACAATAATCTTCATCGACATCTCCAAAGTGATCTTACATTATAGTAGATCCAAATTGGACTGTCAACATTGATGATTCACGGATCAGTAACCTCATTACTATCCTGCCCATTCTCCAATTCTTCAATCTTATTTGCAGCCTCTTCTAATAGGTCCGCAATCCGATCAGGTTTATTTTCCTGAACAGACTTTCTATCTTTTATTTGCCTGCGTATTTCAGCACGCTTGCGTAAACGGTATACCAGACTTTCCATAATAACTCCTTATGTTGGCGGGGGGATGGTAGAATCGAACTCCAACCTCGTTAAAAGTCCATCTGTTTTCAAGACAGCGCAGGGCCCAGCCCCGATAACCCCCCATATAGAAACACATTCATACCCACCAGAGAATTTTATTCATACCCAGTAGAGAATGTGTTTTTATATGGCTGGGGTACCTTGAATCGAACAAGGACCTACGGATTCAAAGTCCGCAGCACTACCACTATGCTATACCCCAATAAAAACCAGTAAATTATTAATGAACTACTTCTAGTCAGTAAAGACCAACTAAAAAAAACCCCAGTTTGTTTAGGACTGGGGTTATAGAATACAAGTACACTATGAACCCCTATACGTCATTACTCCATGACGCAAAGCGATACCCAACCTCAATAGAGGCCTTGGGCGTCGACGGTGATAGATGGATACTCTGCATTCTTTTATTCCTTACAAAACAGATTGTACTTTACTTTATTTATAACGACAGGTCAACAGTTTCAAGAACTTTTTTGACTTTTTTTCTGTCGTATGCAATTTTAGATTCAACAACACGCAGTCTGTACTTAGGAGTCCGAAGATCCTTAGCTACTGCGTTTGCTTTTCTACGACTTTTTACCTTCTGCATTTTCTTTCTTAATTGATTGATCCAGCTCATCGAACTTGTCATCACGTTCACGAGAGCCCTTACGTGTATTATCTACCAAACGACGACTTTGGTCAACGTTCAACTTTAGCATCACATAAGCACGGAATCCGTCATCTTCTTTTACTACTAGCAATTTATCTCTAGTATACATTGAAAGAGATTGATTCGTTACCAACTTTGATACACGTTCCACTTCTCGTTCTACATCTTTCATCTTACCAGCACCCTCTTCAGTAACGCTTTCACGTACCATAGACTGTACTCTAATATTTATTCTGTTGGCCAACTCAACACGAGCATTCATTGTAGCCTTGTCAATAGCAAACTGCATCTCACGCGATGTGTCAGTTGCTGTGACAATAATATCCTTACCATCAGGAGCAGGACCAGTGACAAACCATTCTGGAATGGTCGTAGAGGTAGCGCTTCTAGGAGCTTCCTTGATCTCTGTCATCTTATTAGGATTGCTTGCACATCCTACTACAGCCAATGCAATAGCTGTCATCGCAAAATACTTCTTCATAATATAACTTTCAAAAAAAAGAGGTTGTAAACTAATCACAACCTCATTATATCAAGACCAACTTCTAATGTCAACATTAATCCCAAAGGTTTTGATAGTACTTGCCAAACAATCGGAATCCATTCTTAATTCGGTCTTCGACAACTCTCATACCATCATAGTCACACTTATATGTATTGTTTGGTCCTTCAACCCATTGATACATCGTAGCCTTACCATTATCATCCCAGGCACATGCTACAGTTTTCATATCATGGTCACCTGAACGAAATGCATCTTGCCATGTGTGATCTTGGTGGGATTCAAATGCAAAAATCATCTCACCCATAACATATTCCCAACGCTTGAAATGATTATCATCAATATCATATTCATTCACTTTGGGAGGAGCAGAGGTTGTCTTGAATTCTTCAGGTACATCTTCATCATCAACAAATCCGGCACCGTGTGTATTTGCTTTTAACTGCTTCAACATAGGCAGAACAATCTTACCCAATGTTGAATCCATTGACCACGTATCCCACTTATCGATCTTTACATAATCAATTTTAGGATGTACAAAGTCAAAGAACTTTGAAATAGCACCGCAGATCGGTGTCAAAAAATTAATCCACTTTTCATACGGTGCATTTGGTTTATCAGTATGATTGTAGAATACATCCTTATCTTTTTCCCAAAAGCAGACTTTTTCAAGAATAGTATAAGGACTAATCCAATGATCGCGATAATTGCTTATGTAAACTTTCAAAACGATTCCTTAACTTCATCTACACGTGTAAAGAAGTTCTTAACTTTAACTTCATCTGGCCACGTTTTACAGTAATCATTATCTTTATCACACATCTCAAGAGCCTCGTCATATGTCACAACACGGTGACTAAAGATCTGTTCACCTAAATGTTCTTGACTAAATTCTTTAGCTTCTTCCATTGTCACTGTATCAAGTGCCCATTCAGCCTTGCCTTTTGGCACCTCAACCATGTAACGCATACGGTATGTTGAAGTACACTCAACCAATACCCATTCAGTTTCTTTGTGGTTCTCTACCTTGCGAATCTCCCAAGATCCATCACCACGATTAAACCACTCAATTGGATCACCTTCTTTAAGGTTGATCGCTTCAAGAATCTCATCATTCAAAGGAAGAATCATATCACCAGAGACAGGATCTTCTTCAACAGTAATTACCCAAGATGTTTTATTCATAATATACTCCGTTTAAAAATGGTGCGCTGAGAGGGATTTGAACCCCCGATCAACGGATTATGAGTCCGCTGCTTTAGACCGCTAAGCTACCAGCGCATTGTATTAGAACTGTTTTGAAAAGTCAACACCACGTAAAGCATGATGCTGAGAGCTCAAAGTTCTTAACATACTTATGTCAGTTTCAGACAATACACCTTGATCTTTGTACATCATAGCGTCACGAAATACTTGTCCAAGCACTTTAGGCTTGTTCTTGAAAGCATGAACAGCTTTGATAAAGCAATCTCTGATGTGTGTGTTGTCCATAATGTAATCTCCAAAAATGGATTGTATCACATAGTTTTGGTCAAGTCAACTTCTTTGGTGGTTTAGGAGGGAAGTCTGGAAAAGTATTCCATGGTTGTCTGAGTTCAGGTGCTATCAGTTCTGGTCCACCCTCATCAATCCATTGCTTCGATATCACTGTTTTAGGATTACCATCAACAATGACATAACGAAGTAGATATTCAGTGTAATCGTAGGTGCCATCAGGCACCCATGCAAATTGTTTGAAAGCCATTATGCAAACAAGTCCTCATTCCATTCGCGATGACCTTCTCTGAAAGCCATATTGCTTTGGGTTTCACGTACCTCTACTCTATAGCACCATAGACGTTCTGATTCACTTGGCCCCCACATATCTGGAATGTAGACACCATTAACATACTTGTATAGCTGATCAGCAAGACCTTCACATCCTAACTTAGGAAGAATTGTTAGCTTAGCTAGCTTTCTTTCCTGTAACTGTAGATAGAAATTAAGTTCAGGATCATCTTCTGCTACTAACAACGTATGATCAAATTGACTCTCTAGTACATTCTTCAGTTCTTTTAAACCACCATAATCAGCAGCCCAATTACGAACATCAAGATTATCCGTACCAAAGTAAAACTTCATAGAGAAGCTGTACCCGTGAATCAAGTTACAGTGACTATCCGCTCTCCATTGTCTGTACGCACAAGGAAACGCATCGTGATATTCCTTTGTACTCACATACTTGTATTGTCTTGCTGACATCCAACGACTTGTTGTTTCATTCATATCATGTTCCCCAGGCATTGCGCCAAATATCAACTTGTAATCGTGGGCTATATTTCCAGCCCTTCTTCATTGCCATCTCAGCAACTTGCTTATAGTTGCTAAAGTATTTGACATCTGTTCCGCCAACTGGCATCAAGTAGACATCACACTCTAATCCTAGTCCGTATTCTCTATATGCTTTGACAGCTCGTTCAACCTCTTCAATGTCTGTATCTTTATCGATCACAAACTTGAGATACACTTGACCGTAGGTGTTGTATGTATTTACAACTTGCGGAAGGATTGCATCTTCCCAACTCTCACCAGAGGCACTCAGCTTTGCACTAACAGAGAATGTAAACTCTGTATCACCCATACCGTACTTGTTACTGTAGTTAAATAGAAACTTCTTAAATTCATCTGTTATCTTCTGAGTACCGTTTGTCTCGAAAGTAACATACTTTAAGTTCTTCATACTTTCATGAGTCAGTAACTCCGGAAAAGCACGTTGCCATCCAAGCAATGGCTCACCACCTGTAATCACAAGATGTTCTTTGTTCCACTTCTTCTCTGGAAGCATGTCAACAATCTTTTCTGCAATATCACCAGTTGTCATTAATGGAGATAGGTGTTTGAATCTAACATCCCAGCTTGCATATGAATCACATCCAGTATGTACAAGAGGTAAGTCATCATACTTCCTGTATTGTTCAGGTTGAATCTTGAACCGTTCATTTGACATCTCATCCTTTGGCATACCAAACCCACCACAGGTAAAGTTACAACCAAAAGTACGCAAGAATACACTAGGTGTACCTACATACTTTCCCTCACCCTGCAAACTGTAGAACAGTTCTGCTATTTTAATTTTCTGCATATTCTGGTACCTTATATTCACGTTTGTATTTCTTACGCTGTCTCATTGCTTGATCATAATGAAACTTGTTAGCCTTTGATGTATAGATTATACCATCAAGATGATCCATCTCATGCTGTACACATCTCGCTGAGATTCCTGTAAACTTATCTGTATGAGCCTCGCCATGTGAATCCATATAACGAATACGAATCAGCTTAGGACGCTTCACTTTAACGAATAAATTAGGATAAGTCAAGCATCCTTCTTCTAAAAGAATCTCTTCCGTCGATACATCAGCAATAACAGGGTTGAACATAACCTTTGTTGGATTCGACCACAGGACAAATACACGGTAAGGTAGTCCACATTGGTTTGCAGAAAGCCCCAACCCTTTATAGTGAATCATTGTCTCAATTAGGTTGTTAGCTAACTCATGAGGGTTAGTTGGTTGTTTGTTGAAGTCAAATCTCTCCAACTTTGTCCTCAATAAAGGATGATCAGGTTTAACTAAGTCTAGTACCATAATATGTTTATTCCTTCCAGGTTTTTCCGCACGATACACATCTCTTTACATTCTCTTCAAGCATCGGTATGTCAGATGATAAAATAGTTCGTTCAGAGCTCTGTATACGAATATCACAATCGTCTCTTATGCACTTAGGACCACCATCAACATATTCAGCTAATAATGTTTTTACAGGTTTACCAGATTCGAATTGGCTCATTTTGATATCCTTGAAAAGTTTTTATGTTTCTCGAATTTGATCAGAGAATGAAACTTATCAAACAACTGATCACCTTTGTGACTTATGATAAACAAATTAGTATCAGCCGTAAGTGTACTGATAATTTTAAGGAACTCCTCTGTTCCGTTATTGTCAAGTGAGCTGTCAAACACTTCGTCCATAATCAAAAGGTTGGTAGAAGCAGAGTTGCGCAGTTTACTAATTGCTCTCCAAGTGAAAAGAAGTGCTAAGTCAATACGCATCTTCTCACCTTCGCTAAATGACTCGTAACTAAAGTCATCTCTATGTCTAGACTTAATTGTTTCTTCAAAGTTCTCGTTCAATTCGAATGCAACAAAGAAGTCCATTGCAGCAAGATACTTGTTAACAAGTTTGTTTATTACAGGTATATATTGCTTGATAATCTTAGTCTTGACACCAGAGTCTTTGAGAAGAACAGACGCAACATCAAGTACTGCTTTCTCTTTTGTAAGATCTTCTTTTGATTGCAATGCTGCTCTTAGTTGCTCTTTAAGAACCTTTAACTCTTCAGTATTAGTATCAATCTGTTTGTTGTTTGTCTTTAGGTTAGTAATCTCTGTTTGAATACCAGTAGCCATTGACATCCATATTTTAATCTGAATGTTGCCATCTGTTACCCTTCTATTAAGAGTGGATATTTGAGTATTGATATTGGCAATCTCTGTCAATCTATTTTCAATTGCTTCTATCTCAACCAACATCTTTTGTTTGCCTTCTTCTATCTCAGCAACTTGTTTATGATTCTTTTCAACAATCTCACTTTTGTGTTGATGAGCAATTCCCTGACGGCAAGTAGGACAATCATCACTCTCGTAGAAAAAGTCAAGTTCTTTTTTGATCTTGTCTAGCTTGCTGTCTAATTGTCTATTTAATAATGCAAACTTATTTGACTTAGAGATAACTTTGTTATGATCGTCAATACTTTTACTGAGTAGATCTATCTGGCCCTGCAGGGTAGTTGCAAATTCATTAGCAGAATTAACTTGACTATTGAGCTCATCTAATTGTACTTGCTTTTGCTCAACAATCTGATCATTATTCTGCTTCAACGACTCGATATGCTTCTTGTACAATTCAATCTTCTCAGCGGATCCTTTGATCTCATAATCAACCTGATAAAGAGAAGTTCTGTTAATGGTAATCTTGTCTTTTAGCAACGAATTCATTGTAGAAAAGATTTGAATGTCTAATAGGTCTTCAATAATCTCTCTACGGTGCGATGCAGGTAGCTGCATGAACGGAGTGAAAGAAGCACTACCGAGAATAACAATCTGCTGAAACGATTTAAAGTTCAGCTTAAGAACATTACTCTCCAAGTACTCCTGATACTCTCTTGCTTCGGAATTCTGATTGATGATGTTACCATCTTGCAGTATCTCAAATACAGACGGCTTATGACCTCGTCTAATCAGGTACTGTCTATTACCAATCTTAAACTCCAACTCAACCAACATACCTTTTCTGTTAATTGAGTTTACTAGCTGTGGCTTATTGATCTTGCGGAATGGCTTACCGAATAGACCAAAGCAAACAGCATCAAGAATGGTGCTCTTTCCAGCACCATTCTCTCCCACTATTAAAGTAGACTTGGACTTTATAAAGTTTATCTCAGTCCATACATCTCCAGTAGATAGAAGATTCTTCCATCTTACTTTTTGAAACAATATCATATTATGTTGATTCTAAATTGATCGCCTCATTATACAGATCTCTTAACAATAAGTCAAGCATTTTCTTATCAGCCTTGGTATCGATCTGTGCACAGAACTTAGAAAGAAGAGTCATTGTATCCTCCGCACTCTCCAATATATCATCATTATCTTCAAGGTCCATGTGAAGATGGTCTTCAACTACTTGTAGATCTGCAGGACCAGCTTTCTCCAATCTATCAATCAGCATATCAAAGTTAGCTTGGTTCTCTTTGGTTTGAACAATTACTTTAACAAAGCAATCTTTTAAGTATTGATATTCGTATGCTTCAGCTTGGAACTGATCGTTAAAGAATATCTTATAGAACATCTTGTTAGGATTTTCTATGAATTCCAGCTCCCTAGTTTCCGTATCGAAGATGTGAAACCCTCTCGGATCTTGGTAATCAGCCCAGGTAAGCTCGTAAGGGTTTCCAAGATAATGAATATTCCCATTATTTGAACGATGGTGAAAATGCCCAGAACAAACAAGGTCAAACCTGTTGAATATCTTTGAATCAAATCCATGATCATTTACTTGCCCCTTATACATTTGAAAACCAGCTAGCTCTAGATGACCAAAGCAAACAGTTGCGCTTGTATCTTTGATTATCGCCATTGAATCTTCGTAGTTGTCAGTACAGATCCAAGGAAGGATCAGTATATCAAGACCAGCATATGTCAACTCTACCGGTCTATCATATCCAGATATATTATCATACTGTTGCAGTAACAATCCTGGTGAGTTGATGTCGTTAGTGTTTTTGTAAAACACATCATGGTTACCAATGATTACATCTAGCTTAATACCAAGATCAAACATAGGATCAAAGAAGTATTTACGGCAATTACGCAGCGTTAAGTAGTTTATATACTTGCGCCTGTCGAACATATCCCCAAGATGGATTACGTTCCTTATACCGCGTTCTACCAGTGTAGGAAAGAAGGTTTCTGTGTAGAATTTATCAAACTGTTTATCAAATGCTAAATGATCCCCTCTTGCCCCGAAGTGGGTATCTGTCACCAATGCAATCTTCATGTTACTCCTCTACGAAGTTCTCAATACCGACCTTTTGTGCTGGCTTACGTTTCTTTTCTAATCCTAATTCAAACGCTTTCACAAAGTCATCCATCTTTTCTGTATCCATCATATTGTTAACTGGCGAGCCACCAAAGTCATCACCCTCTTGTACATCGTACAGCTCATCCGTAATAGCAAAATTCCTAAACACCTGGTGCTTGATATACAGATGTTTCTTTTCTTTTTGTATTCGTCTTAGAAAGGCAAAGTAGATAATCTGTGTGAAGTAGGCAAATGGATTAGTTGATTTCTCAGGATCAAAATTATCAATATACATGATACAGTTCTCAACACCGTCCGATATCATCTCATCTTTGTAAGAGTAGTTGATAAAGTTAGGTTTAGTTGCCAACCTGTTAGCAATCATTAGGATACAGCTACCAATATAGTTTGGAATGATTGGCTTTGGCCTTCCTTCTTCTGCTGCTAGCTTAATATTCTCTCTGTGCTTTTTGATAGCTTCGAAGAACGTCTTATTGTCAATGTAGTGTTGAGCCATATCAGTGCATCTTATCGTTAGTGAAATTACTAAGGAGTGACGCCATTAATTCAGCTGGTGTCATCTCCGCTTGCTCTTCTATTGACTGCTCTTCAGCAGCAACTTGTTCGAGTTCTTGGTCAATGTTATCATCGACATATTTGATATGGTTTGTCATAACATGGCTGTAGTAACCAGCCATTGATTCTCTTGCTTCTACCGAGTTAATTATATCTCTGCTTTTAAAGGATAACTCTCTACTTTTAGCAAAAGGCATGTAGCGTAACAATCCAATGATTGGCTTGTCTGTTCTTTGAGACATCATGTAGTGGATAGAAAAAGGTTGGTTGATCACTATGTGTTCGGATGACTCTGCAACTACTTCACCAATAATTTCATGATCATTAACGAGCTTTATTATTTTTATCATCTTTATCCTTTGAGTGGGATTACGTACGTCTTATACTCAAACTTCTCTTCATTATATATTTTAATTCGCTCAACAAAATGATTTAGTGTATGATTCCTACTTTGCTTCCATTGCAAGTCGTCAGCTATATCGTATAGACATGCTTTCTCTTTATTGTTCCCGAGTCTAAGTCCCCGGCCGATTGATTGGAGATTCCTGACCCTTGATTTTGAAGGTGAAGCGAAAATGATATTGTGCAAGTTCTTAATATTGACGCCAGTAGAAAAAGTACCATAAGAAGCGACAATAATCGAATCAACTTCCAGCTCCACAGATCTTCTAATATCATCTCTATCCGCACCATTAACCGTACCAGAGACGAAGTAAATCTGTCTACCATCTGCTTTATTTTTAATCTCATCATATATTGCCTTACCGTGTTTGTCAACATACTGATACAAAACTAACGTGTTACCCTTCAACGATATCGCCAGGTTGCATATGAACTTGTTTCTCGGAAGATGATTGACAAGGAAATTCATCTCATCCGGATATGTAGCTTTCTTCATCAACTGTCTTGTTTCTTGATCATAGTCAAGTATTACAGCTTTAATTTTGAACTCTGAGAGGTGCTTCTGTTCAATCAATTCAGATGTTGTTGTTACCTTTTTAACTGTTCCGAATAATCCTTCTAGCACTAGCTTATGGGTTTGTGATCCATCTAATGTACCAGTAAATCCAAAGCGGTATTTGCAACTGCTCAGACTCTTCATTATAGTTGAAAGGGAGTTTGCTTTGAACAGGTGAGCCTCGTCTCCTATTACACAATCAAACTGATCAAACCACTTCTTGGGTTGCTTGTATATTGATTGCCAAGTTGATATGAATATTTGCTTGTCTTCATCCTTTTCTTGACCAGAGAAGATCATATGGCAGTTTTGTTTTGAATCGAATCCGTACTCTTCAAAGTCAGAATACATTTGATGAACAAGCGAGGTTGTAGGTACAATCAACAAAGTCTTTACATTATAGTATCTGCAAAGCATGTAGATAATTAATGACTTACCAGACGCTGTTGGTGATAAAAGCAATGATCTTCTTTTTCTTATTGCATGGGCAAATGCAGCAAGCTGATAATCACGTGGCTCTTTGGTGAGGTTGAAGCTGGAAACAATATCGGAAACGGTATCAATTACATCATCAGAGAAGTCTGTTAACCTCTCACACTGGTATGTGTTTTGCTTTGCAAAGTCTTCAACATATTCAATCAGTCCAGCATATATGTGATGGGTGCCAGAGTTGAATAGTCTTATCTTACCATCCCACTTCTTTTTTCTTACAGACGGAATAAAACGAGCACCAGGTACTTCAAAAGTAAAGTAATCACTAAGCTCTCTTGCAATATCATCACTGCAATGAATCTTATTGTACGTCTCGTTAAACTTTTCTATCTGTATCATAGACCCATCTTAAACCGTTCCCATTCAATCGCATTTTTTATTAAATATCCACGATTGTTGAGTGTTTTTATTATGTTCTCAAGAATTTCTATCTTATCTTCCGTTAACTGTATCTTATTTTTAATTAACTGAAGATCTTCATCTGACTCAATGTATACAGGAATATCTGCTTTCAAAATCTTTAATGGCTGGATGTCCCATCCATGCTCTTCTTGTTCTTCTTTTGAAAGAATACCCTGATAGTATTGATATTTTAATCTGTACGTGTTTTTATAATCTTGATTGAGTTTTACATATGTTGTCTTAGCCATGTAGAACTCTTTCAGGTATTTGGAGTGAAGTTGAGGAATCCGCAAAGACTCTTTACCGAGCTCGGTCTTATCAATCTCGCTATCTGTTTCCCATGCTGTAATAATTTCATCGGTCTTCATTTGTCCTCCTGCAGGACACAATTGTCTTACATATTATTATAAAAGTCAACTCAAATCATATTAATTGTGTACTTAATATACTCAAATGTAACAGAGGTTTCAAGATAGTTTACACCGGATGCTGTTGTGTTGAAGTTCAGTTCTCCGAGCTGAGACGGGAAGGCATCAGTAAAGTTAACTTCAATGTTCGGATTCTTTGAACTTGTAAGAATCATTAGCTTAATATCTGACCTATCTCTACCATTGACGTCCGAATCAATAGATGTCTGAGCTTGGTATCTTGCAAACGGTTGTAGATCTTTTGCAGCAAGAGATAACATCCAATTGTATATTTCTAGATAATTGGTCATATCTTCATCAACCATGAATGACACAGTTAGTGGTGAATACACAAGACG